AGTATTGCTAGTGCCAGTACCAGTGGCGTCAGCGCATTTGCTAAACTTGTTAGCTTTTCTATTATGTCCACTATCATCACCTCCTTACAATTATATTATACCCTTTATCGTGTATAAATTCAAGTGTTTATTTTGATTTTTACAAACAAAAAAGAGCCTACCAACCTAGATATTTTCTAAGTTAGTAGGCTCTTTTAATCTTTTGTCATTCTTTCGATAATCTTTTGAAGTCAATCCATGAGTCCACCTGCTCATGATCAGGAGATAATTGAATCACCTCTCAGTCATCGACGAATTGCACCTGCTAATCCAAATACACCGCTTACCACGGCCCATGTATCACGTTGCCTTTTAAGGCGCTGTTCTGTTCGTTTGTTGCGTTTGATTTGTTCTATCAATTCTTCTAATGATGTCGAGGCTTCGTTCAATTTCGCTTCTTGCGTCGTCAAGAGATTGGAGGCTTTCGTTAATTCTTGCCCCTGTTTCTCGTTGATTGCTTTGAGCGCGTTCAATTCCTTCGTCCGTTCTTCGTTGATAATCTTCAATTCTGTTAATGCTGTTCCCTGCGTCTCGGTTAAGCTGTTGGCTTGTTGCAATGCTTTCTCGGAGTTGTTGATTGAGCTTTCTGCTTTCATCAAGCGCCCTTCGAGTTCGTTCCAACTGCTCACGGGTACGTTGATAGTCGGCTCTTGTGTCGAGGTATCCTTCGATGAGGCTGCATGCGAAACCGATGAGAAGAACGCTAAGCATACCACAAATAACGCGCTTAAGAGTAAACGCAGATACAATTTTCGTCTTGATAGTTTCATACATGGTAACTCCTTCCTAAATATTACTACCCCACTGTGCGCCCCACCATCGAGCGGTACCGCGTAACCAGTCGCCCCCGCTCCATCGTTCGTCGCCTGCATGGCACACTAAGAGGTCCCATCGGTCAACGTTGGAGTCTGGGCCGTAAGTATTGTTAGGGTATCCAGTCGGATCTAAATAATAGAGGTCGAGGCCGTCCTTATTATCGGCCGCTTCAGCGTGTGTCATTTGATGTTGTATGTCAAGTGGTACACCCGCGTTAATAGTGAGCACTGCCATAATCTGTGTCATAGTGGTTAACTGTGCTTTGGTTGGTGGTTCGCTTCCTAAATTATTTTCACTTACTGCATCCCAACATGCTTCAATAGCTATGCCTACGGCATTACTGTTGCGCATGTAAGTGTGTTCCTTATAATCTGTTAATGCCTCCATATCGGTCCACATCGTGCCATCTCGGTCGATGTTGATATGGTAATCCTTGAAGTGCTTACCACCTTTTACGCCGGTCCAATGGTAGTATACCCTTTCAATTTGGCCATATGCTTTTAGCGCTAAGGACTGTAACTCGTCCATTGTAATTTGTCTAAACATTTATTTCCCCCTCTCGTCATGGTTAATATCATCCGATAATTGCTGAATACCTAGTCTGTTCACCGGTAACGTATTAGGCTCCTCTAACTTATCTGGTATCCCGTTATGGTCTTTGTCGATGAACATGCCACAAAGCCCTACAATTGACATAAGTACCGACGGCACGAATATGTGGTCAATGATAAGAATACCCTTATCGATAAGCTGATTCGCTTCAGGTGACACATAACCTCTAATCGTTGATAATACATACTGGGCAACGACTAACACCATAGGCACTAGCATGACGAGGACTAATGCCCTCGTCGCTAATACGCCAGTTGGCCGTATGCCAGCTATTCGGATGGACTGATATGACCGCTTGATGCGGTTAATGATAGCTAACTTATCCATTACCCCTCCATGCTCTGATAATCTCGAGTACGCCATGAAATACCTTTCCAAAGTCGACGAGGTCATCTTCAACCATTTCACGTAAGTTCTCAATAATGGACCAACATTCTGAGAAGAACGGAATTAACATGAATAGGAATGAAAAGATATGGTCCAGGAATAGTTCAGTATTCGGAATCGGAATATCCGGTAGCGATTCAAATACTACCGATAAGGCCATCCACGCGGGGTACTGGACGCATAACTTCGTTAGCAAATCGGATCGTAAGCGTTCACTCATCAGGTACCTACGTTTCAGGCCTGTAGTCGCGTCAACATACCCACCCTTACCCCATCCATACCATGCGAGCGTTGTAAGTAATGTTATAGGCGTATTATTTCTGTGATTATCCTTGTTATACCTAAGCACCTCCGTCGTAATACGTTGCGCTGCGTCAATGAATAGCAGTACAGTTGTTAATATGATGATAACGCCCATACTGACAATATGCTCATGTGACACACCGCTAATCAGCATTACTAAAATGTCATTCAATATATCCATTCACTCCCCCTAAATGTGATAGTTAAGTAGGGTGAACACATGCAAACAAGGCTTTGAGTACAAACGAATCCGTCAATGTCCGCCAAGCCTCGCTCATGAAATCAGTTAATTCTTGCATGTGTTCTCCCTGTGGTTTGATTAATTATAAATGGTCAGCGTTTTTGATGCCTGTGTTGATGTAGCTATTGTTAGCCGCACCCCATTCAATGGTATTCATATTAAAGGCCAGAGTTTTGGATGCCTGTGTTGATGTAGCTATTGTTAGCCGCATATTGTTATTATCCCCTTTAAACGTTACGTTTTCAGGAGTTTCTACAAAATAAGGGCCATATGAGTTATAGTTATCTCCTAAATCAAGCGTTGCTGGTCTATTGGCATAAATTACCTTTTTCGTAACATTCCAATTCTTAGGGTTATCTTTGAAATTGCCTCTAACTGTATTATTTGAAATATTCATTTTCAAGATATCCCCATAGCGTTTGTATACAATGCCATTTTCGGTATATTCTTCATCAGCAACTGCATCAGTTTGAACACCAGCAATTTTGTATTCTGCAACTTTTGCACCTGTAAAATTGTGTAAAGTGAGTTTTATATCATCTTCGCCTAGAGGTGGAATTGTAATAGTGCAAGCTCCAGTACTGTCTAGCGTGAAAGGTGTGTCGTTACCAACTACCTTAACACTGTAATGAGGTTCACCTGTTACTGTTACCACCGGTTGTCCTTTGGTTACACTTGGAATAGTCAATGGCTTAAATTCAGTCCGAGGAAATGGCTTACCCATATTGCCAATTAAAGCAGTAAGTACATCATCAACGTTAGCACTATCGCACCATACATTTCCGCTTAACAAGGTACGATATGCAGTTTCTGCAGGTACCCTTGATATATACTGACTAATTTCAGTTTTCTTTATATAGTCATTTAATTCAGATTTATTGGCGAAGGATTGTCCTTCTATTTTGTTGACGTATCGAGTCGATGCATCGCCAGGTGTTAACGCATATTGAGAAATCTCGGATTTTTTAATAAAGCCACCTAAATCGCCTTTATAGGCAAACGTTTGAGACGCCCAGCCCTTTTGAGCATATATAGTATTTGCATAGGTTCTAGATAAAAAAGTGTCGTTAGCCTTCGCTGTCATTAAATAACTATTTAAATCTGTTTTCTTAGCGTATGTATTATCTGCATAGACTCTAGATACAAAAGTGTCTCTAATCGTCGTTGTCTGCATATAATTATTTAACTCTGTTTTAAGTGCGTACTTAGGATCACCTATCATAGTTAAATAATTTCTTAGGTCTACTTTTTTTAGATAAAGATTATCGGCATCTTTTTTAGTAGTGTAAGCAGATAAATCGACATTTCCTCCACCAGTGCCACCACCAGAACCTGGAGGTCCAGGAGGGCCAGGAGGGCCAGGAGGTCCTTGCAGTCCTGGGTCTCCTTTAGGGCCTTTTAATGCGTTAAGTTGGTCTTGAGTGAAATCACTAAACTTAAAAGGTTCACCTTTTGGTCCTCTTTCGCCGTCTGCTCCACGCTCCCCAGGAGTTCCAGGAGGACCTGGGTCGCCTTTTGGACCTTGCAATTTAACAAGCTGCATATTATCTTTGACTTTAATATTTTCAACACTGTCTTTGATGCGGATGCTATCAACAGGAGAAGGTTTCAAATACACGTTTTCTTCGCTCATATCATTTCCCCCTATTACTGATACCTTCGATTACATTAACTTGACCCTTAACAAGGCATTTAATAGGACGGTCGCCGTTCCATAAGAACAAATCCCATTGGTATTTACCAGCTTCGAGCATATTTGTATCTAAAGAAAGAGTGATTTTACAAGCTTCATCATCTTTCAAAGCATCAGTAGAGACGTCGATACTAAACTTCACTTTATATTCTTCGTCGTATGGACACTTACGAACACAAGCAAAGAGATTTGTCTCATCAACAAGATTGTTATACCCAATATTTAGAGAAATCACTTCCCCTTTGATTGCATCAAGGTTGTGTAGAACCGGTAGTTTCATCTTTGTGCTCCTCGTCCATTAATTCGTTATGAACACAGCCCTCAGTTGGGCAAGTACCGTCTTCGTTAAGTACTTCCCAGCAGTACTCACAGAATTCCATAACCGGTACTTTACTTTCTCCGATAAATTTAGGCATATTATCGCACCTCCTTAATACGTGTTACCATTTCGTCATTTAATTTAATATATTGTGCGCTAATAGCCGTAGTAGGCTTGCCCATCAATAGCAAACGGCGTTGAGCTTCTTCTAAAGATTTAAATCGCGGTTCGTACTCAGATTTAATAGTGTTAATTTTATCTTCCTTTGTAGGAACATACGGATCAGGCGCAACGAATTTTCCGTCTACATACGCTTTACCGCTCATAAATTCATCAAGCATTGCGTCACCATCTGCAGAATACACATATTGCGCATTTGGGTAATCGTGTTCAGCTTGCGCCATAATATCCTCACGACTCAACGTGTTATCACACAGGGATGTAATCCGTTCCCCTTTTTCATTTAAAATAAATACATATTGATTCATAGTAGTATCCTTTCGGAGGTGAAATTATGCGCCGTTACGCTGTTGTGCTAAAACGTAGACAACGCAATACCATTACATTAAGGCAACTATTTAACGAGTGGCTGCCTATTCACTCTCAATCTATTTCTGATAGCGCTGTTAAGTCTTATCGCATTGCTTTTAAACACATATCCAACATAGCGGATATGCCTATCACGGATATTCATTTTCAGCATCTTCAGAATGTGATTAATTCCATGCACGTAAAAGGACTTTCCTACTCATCATGTAAGAAAGTCCGTACACTACTTAATCAATTATTTAATTACGCAATCATTAAAGATTACCCTATCACTAATTACGCCCAGCATCTAAATCTAGGGCCCAACATACCAACGATAAAAAGGAGAGTATTTACTCGCCAACAAATTAATAAATTATGGGCAATAGATACTCCTTATTCCCGTATGATTTTAATACTGTTATACACAGGCCTCCGCATAGGTGAGCTCCTTAATTTGCGAAAACAAGACATCAATAGACGATCATCATACCTCGTCGTGAGACACGCAAAAACGAAAGCCGGTGAGGGGCGTATTATTCCCATTCATCACCGCATCATGCCTATAATAGAGCAACTACATACTAGCGATTACCTATTTACTATAAGCTACACGACGTTTCGCAAGCATTTCCAGGATATTATGAAACAGTTAAATTGTAAGCATACTATCCACGATACTAGGCACACATTCGCAAGTTTACTTGATTCTGTAGCCTCGCCTAACGCTTTGCGCTCATTACTAGGCCACAAACAAGGCGATATTACCACTAGGGTATATACGCATAAAACTATTCGTGAACTACGTAAAACGATAGAATTATTAAAGTAACTCCCCAGTGGGGGCTAACTTGGTTCTTAAATCAAAATACATATTGTGATTTAACATTGCCTATTGCGTGTAAGGTGTTAGTTGCATTATGTACCGACGACTCCGCAAGTACAAACACAAGAGGCGATGAGTTCTATGTGTCTTGGAACAGTGGTTTCTCAAATAATAATAGAACATCTATACGTTTTTTAACTAATCGTGGCAATGCCGGCAACTTTACCTGGCTGTGCTTTGGAATCAGCTAATTACCTACTGCAATGTATCTGCTCCCATGCCGTAGTTCTATAGGCACTTATTAAACTATCTCCAGTGGGGAATTGGTGGTCAAGATAATGTAACCAAGACAGAAGTAATTTTCCCTATTCGTTTTAAGACTCTATTCATGGCAAATGCGATTGATGCGTATTGGAGTGGGTCAGATACACCAAGATATTTTGCAAACTCTGTAAGCGAAAGCAACAATACAAAAGCTGTATTTGTGGCGAGTGATAGATATGCTGCATCCTATTACTGGTTCGCACTAGGGATTATTTAATTACCTACAGCGATATATCTGCCCCATGCCGTCGTTTTATTACCTGAGTCTAGCGCAGCTTGAGAGAATATTTTAAAGCTGGATCTAGTGTATTCTCTAAAAGAGTGAACTTGGTTATCTCTGTTGTTACCATTCACGTCATTACCAACTACTACGTAACACTCTCTATCAAAGGAAACAGGAAATGAAATTGTACCTCCTATTGGTACGTTATTAAACGCTCCCCACTGGATAGTGAAACCATTAGCAAATTTAACAAAGCCCGCATTAGCATCGAGCTTAGATGCCACGATAGCACCTTGGCCTAGTAAGTTTTTAATTGTAACAAGCGTACTCGCTGGGGAGTCTTTCCAGTTTGCACTACCAAGGATTGCTTTAATTTGGTCTGTGATAGGAGGGTGAGATGAAATATCTGTGTTATGTTGTTTAACTGCTTCTGTTAACTGCTCACGTGTTATCAACGCACCTATATTAACAGTTAGCGATACATTTCCTGTATTACTAAATACCATTCCGATGGTTAATTCTTGAGATACAACTACTGAGCCACTTTCTGCCGGCATTCTGTCCGGTTCAGGGTCCGTAAGGTATGCATACAATATTTCACCCTTATCAGGATCTTGTGCAAATAACCCAATTTCAGACATTCGAAAAGCTTCATGTATGCCAGTATTAGTTATAACTGTATCAACGCTTACAATTTTACCTTCTAGCTTAACTACAAAATTAGTAGTCTCCCATTTAGAGGAGATTACATCAGTTAATGCCAATGGATTCGTTGCATTAACACCACTACCGACTTTGATTTTCGTGAATGTCAGTTTAGTCTTGCCCGCATTTACCTTTGCTTGCAAAGCAGCACCAACATCAGTCATGGTTGCATTTGACCATTCTGCCATATATTCCTCCTATCTAACGCTATTATCTAGCGCTACATTAATCTTCGTTTTCTTTGATTCAACTGTGTAAGACGTTACATGGGTATTCAAATTAATGCGCCATGCATTCGTAAAATCACACTTGATATTCACTTTCTTAGACACACCGCACCACCCAGCGAAATACTTATTGAAATTAATTCGTCGAATGAATTCAATACCATCTAACCAGGATCGTACATTCTTGGCGGTATTGATAGCGCGTATAAGCTTAACAATATCCGATTTACCGGTTAATGGTGCTGTAATAAGCGTAACTTTAAAATAATAAGGTTTGCCACCATACTCGAACCATTCTGCTATTTTCGAATCAGAATATATAGTCTGTACAGCCTTTTCGACTGCGTATGGTGTACCTTTATGGCGGTGAATATCAATTGAATTCTTCACTAGTTCACGCTTAGTTGCTATTGGTAATCCACTATCGTAATCATCTACATGTAATTGATACGCTAAATGATCAATGACACTCTCAGATTCAGTATCAATGGATGACCACAATAGCAATGTATTCGTATTCATGAATTCGGCTAACGCATAATCCCACGTTTTAGCAAGGGCTTTAATTGGCTCCTTATCGATTGAGGAGGGAAGGTGTTCTGAACTGGTATACTTACTATCACGTATCATTCTTCCTCACTTCCTGCAAGCACTACGGCGATTGTATTGGCTACTGCCACACCGCTTTGTTCTGTAATCGGAGTAAATACAGGGGCAGCCACTTCAACGCGTTTAATTCCAGATACATCCATGAGCATTTGCACCAATCGACTAGGCACTATATCACGGCCTAATTTAGATTTTTGCCAAATTACATAGTCATTGACGGCTTTATCTGCCTTAGCTTTTACCACTGTGGCATCGGCACCTTTTTCAATGTAGTACTTAGCATCGATATTATATTGCGTAGTAGTAGGGGCTAATACAGTTAGCTTATCCGTTAACGGTCTACGTTTCTTATCAGACAAATACTCCGTAATAGTCTTAAGTAATTCTTGCCCCGGAATACCACCGCCAGATAGTAATGGATAGATATTAACTTCCCCAGGATGCGGAGAGTATACACCTACATCGGCCACGAGGTGTGATGCAGATTTTGTAAAATACTCATAAGCACCTTCAGGGCCTGCCACGGAGAATGATTCAGGAGCCTCATGAATACGTTCACGATAGGCTTCGTCATCCTCTGTATCAGAGCCACCTTCAGACAATGTGGTGTTACTCATCGTATCCACAAATGCTATAGGGTCAATAATTGTACTTATTTCACCTGGTTTAAACCCATTACCTTGTGCGCCTGTACGTTGTGCTTCTGCTTTTACGGCCCCATTGAGTTGACCTGGTAGAATTACCAAATTCTCAACAGTAGCAAAATATTCGCCACCTGCTGTGGATATTTTTGTACCTTTTGGAATAATAACAGAGTTCGTACGCACTGCTGACAAGGTAGCTTGGATAGTCGTAGTTGCTTTTGTTGCCCGCAATCGCTCAACGGCAGCAGGAACAGCTCCAACGTGATCTAAATTATCACCTTCTGCATATGCTAACAGATTTTGTTTCGCTGCATAATTGGCATCGTTTAATAATCGGATAATAATTTCCGAAATTACATTTAAAAATAAAGTAACAGGGTCGCCCTCTCCCAAGGTTCGCCCTGTTATTGTTGTGTAAATATCAAATACCTTTTGTTGAACGTGTTCTTTATCTGTGTTAAAGAATTCAACATTAGGTAAATCAGATAATCTCATATAGTCACCATCACTTTCGGAATCAACGCCCCATTATGTGTGGCGGTAAATGATATATCACTAATTTTGGCACGCGGTTCGTACCGTTTAATTTGTTGGAATATGTCATTAGATAGATGCGCTTGAGCTTGATGGATAGGCATATCAATAATACGGCCATCAATACCAAACTCCCTATCTAGTGGCACACTACCACGAACAGTAGAAATAATCGTTTGCACATTCTGCAAAATCTCAGCAACTTCACTTTCAGGTGCTAGCGATATCCTATTGTCCGTAACTGGTTTAATTTCATACGTTGCTGGCATAGCTAGAACCTCCGTAATATCGTATTAACTTGATTAAATGTATTACCATATTTATTAAGAAGCGACTTTTCTTCTACTGTATTTTTATCTGGATATTCCTCAAGAGTTAGCGATACCTCAATAGATTGTGTCTTGCCATATGCATCCGTAAATAAACTATCTTCACTCAGGGACATGATTACAAAGTAGTTTTGGCTAACAGGCTTACCGCCAATAATAAACGGCAATACAGCTCCTGTATCGCGATAATTTCGCAACTTCTTAACAGTACTATCCGGAGATTGTCCAAGCGATGCAGAAATAAGAATTTTACAAGTGATTTGTTCTACATCCGGCCCACTAAATTGTTTAACAGGCTTTTCTAACATCAGATTGTGCTTCTCCCATCTAGCACTACCTGAACGCGTTACGTCAGATACAGTGAGAACATTGTCTAATGCGGTATAGAATACTATATCCGCTAAATATCCGATATACATCTATACCTCCTATTTTGGTCCGGCTGTTGTAGAACCGCCAGACACTACACCGCCATGCACATGATGAACTAAGGAAATACCATTAACCACTACATCACCACTACTTGCATTGATTGATAAAGTGCCACCAACATTGAGTGTCATATCTCCAGGAACAGTGAGCACACGTTTACCATTATCTGCTCCACCTGGAGTTGGATCCGCACTACTAAAGAATGTTCCAATAATGAATCCATCAGAAAAGCCACGACCAGACCGATTTGGTAGCATAATGCATAATACCTGGTCGTCAATAGCTGGCATCCAATAGTCCTTATCGTGTGCTGCACCTCGATTAATGACAGATAACGGCGCCGTTACAACACCTTCTCTATCAAGGCGTGTAACAACGGCTTTTCCTTCTTCAGGGATTGTACTTGAAACATTTCCAATGAATATCATATCTGCTAATGCAGATAATATATCAGTAGCCATTTAAACACCTCCTTACATCAATCGACGTTGAATAATTGGCCCCTAATGTATGTGTCGCTTTCGTAATTAAATAATTACCATCGAACACCCCAAAACCTTCGAGCTTAACAGTAACCGATGCCATAATAAGAGGGTTCCCAGGGAAACTAAAAGACATTGTATCCGCTTCTTTATTAGCTTCTCTAAGCTTCTTCTTAGCAAGTCTAGTTGCCTCGGCCTTGTCTTTTACCTGCTCATTAACTTCCAACACGGCAAGGTACGTATGCCCCTTACGGTCAGGATCTTCAAACGTATCCTCAATCACAGTTTTCTTATCCTTATCTGTATATTTCACATGGCATGCTCGATATACTTCACGAGTTTTACTCTTGTACGAATAAGATATTGCCCTAGTAATGATCAAAGGCGGTTGTTCACCTTCTTTAGTTTGTACAGGTTGATATTGACCACCTGGTCTACGAATAATGACTTTAGGCTTTACATTTTCGTATTTGTAATCATCGAATATAATCAACTGTTCAGTGGATACCTTAAGAGAAAACCCCGCATCATTGCAAAGTTTTTGCAAAAATGCGAGGTCTGATTCAGCACTTTGAGAGGCATCTTTTAACGGTGGGTCAAAATCTGCATCCCACAATAGCTTTAACTTATTATCTTTCGCTTTCTCGGTAGCAATCGCTTTAAGCGTTGTATCTTTCCACGATTTGTCTTTCTTTTTCTCCCGTAAGTCAGTGCTACCGATAATAGCAACACCTTTGATTTTGACTACATCCGGAAGGCTACTTCCTTCGAATTCATCAATTTCAAATTTGCCGATTGGTAACGTAAATTGTTCATCCCCTAATTTCTCCCATGCTACTGTATTAATGGCGACTTCTAGTAATGATCCTTTCACAGGATACCAATCACCGACCCATAGACGCCCCCTATCCTCTAATGAAATAGCCACATCATCTACAGTTCCTGAAAGGTTATCTGTGAAAGTTACATCAAGAAGGTATTTACTAATATCGTCGGTGATGTCCTTTGATTCCTTACTCCCCCAATGTTGGTAGCCAATCGTACACCATGCCCGCCGTGCTAACTTCGTTTGTGGCGTTAAATCCTTCTTCCATTTTTGGACCTTAGCTAGGCTCTTTTGTAAGCTCATATACTATCGCCTCCATGGTGGTAAGAATTCAGGTAAGGAATCAGGAGGAACATCTGGGCATGTTAACACAACACCTGCGGAAAATATTGCCGTATTACGGTGCTTTTGATTGGCTTCTAACAATAAATTGATGTATCGTTCGTTACCATACACCTTATAGGCGATTAAGTCCCACATATCCCCTTGTATTGTTGTATAGCTAGTCATAACTTAACCTCCGTTGCCCAGTGGTATAGCTACGCATCATTTGTTCAAATTCACGCATTTTTGCATCTAATGCTGACATAATATCATCCGTTGAACCATTACCTGCGTTAATGACAGGTGCGAATGTGATTTGCACAGGCGATCCGCTATTACTACTAGCTGAAGTCTTATGTAAGCTAGGGGCTAAGGATACAGTAGGTGCTGCAGCAGTCTGCGCCCCACTCACACCTAGCATCCGTCCAGCCGTTTGCCATAAATTCATCGCATTAGCACTACCATCAATAGGGACAATGACTTCAGGATATCCGGCTTCACCAATCAATGCAACTTCTGGAGATGTAATTACACCACCATTAGCATACGCATTACCTCCAGCGGCGGAAACACCAACTGTGAAACCTCCACTAAATTGGGCCTTAATACTTGCCCACGCACCTGCAATTGCGTTAGATACCGCACTCGGAATTTGACTTACCCAGTTTACCACAGCATTATAGGCATCACTTGCCCATTGCTCTGCAGCTGCTACAAACGCCGCTCCGGCTTCTGCACAGGCACTAGGTAAGTTCACAAGGAAATTAATAACATCATTAACTAAATTACTAATCCAAGAAGTAGCCGTAGCATACGCTTCAGAAGCAAACGAGATAACCGCCGCTACAAATTCAGCGCCCAATGTAATCATGTAGGTAGGTAAATTAATTAAGAAGTTATAAATCCCATCAACCATAGCCCCAAAAGTGGTAACCGCAAAGGTATAACACTCTGTGGCGAATGATACAACGGCAGATATAACAGCAGTACCAACTTGTACCATAATCGCAGGCAATCGCAAAATAATGCCTATAATAAATCCTACAGCCATACCAATATATGTTGGTAGATTTAACCATAGATTTACATAGGCAATTATTGCCGCTTTCAACGCATTAAATACGCTTAATCCTATTGATAATAGGCCATTTATCACAGTCATAATACCTGATATAATGACACTCCATGCAGAACTTAAAGCAGAACACACACTATCCCATATCGAACTTAGTCCGGAGCATACGCTATCCCAAACAGATGTTAATGTAGAACAAATCGTATCCCAGTTAGTTACTAATAGGTATATCGCTGCAATAATCGCCATGATAGCAATTACCCATGGCCCTCCTATTAATGCGCCAGCGGCTTTAAAGGCACTCGTGGCCGTTTCTACACCTTTAAAAGCTGTAGTGATTGTAGTAATACCAGATGCCAATTTTGTAGCAGTACCATATAGTAAGGCTAATTTCAATCCGTTAGTTACTACGGCTGCAATAGCTTCCTTATTATCTTTCATGAACGTTACAACGGTTTGTAATACCGGTATCAGTGCCGGTAATATTTGCTGGGCAATCGGTATAAATGCCTGTGCCAAGCCCAATGCAACCTGCGTAGCTTCCGCTTTCAGGATGTTCATCTGTAGCCATATTTCATGAAGCGATTTAGGATCTATACCAACACCCTTTATTTGTGATGCGGCCGCTTGTGCATCTGCATAGTTTTCAAATACTTTAGTAAGCTCCATGCCCTTGGCACCTAGTGTTTCAAGCATGAATTCTTGCCCCCGGCCCTGTGCTACCGCATTTTGGTAGCCTTTAGCCATTGCATCCAATTGTTGGTTCATAGGCAACAACTTGCCGTTTGCATCTGTTAAAGATACTCCAAATTGACTGAGGTATCCTTGCAACGCTTCGGCACTTTTACCACCACTGACCAAAGTCTTATCCATTTTAGCGAATGACTTAGCCGCCGCTTCTACATCCACGCCGCTTAAAGTCATAATCTTCTTAAATTGTGACGTCTCAGCAGTTGTCATATGTAGTTTATTGGATAATTGGTATAGTGCCTCGCC